TTTCCGTATTGACTTTAAGCACCTAAAGTGATATAATAAGGTACATCGAAATGAACTTATATAATTTTAAAAGCTTAAAAAGCTTTTACGGTATTTGCTAATAGGAGAAACTATGGCTGGAACAAAAATAGAGTACGAATTAGACGACGGTGGCAGTACTGAAAATAGAACTAAGGCAACCGCTAAGTTAAGAGAAGGTTTAGATAACGTAGCAGCCGCAGCAACTAGAGCTAGTTCTGCGGCTAAATCTGCTATGGCTGCAAGTGCTGCGCCAAAAACTTCTAGTGCCATTAAAGCCGCTAGCGCACCTACAGCTGATAAAGTTGATATGTATGACCAAGCCAGGGCTGGAGGCGGTACTGGCGCAGCAGGTCGTGACTTTGCTAAACAATCGCAAGGTTTAGGTGGACTAGTACGTGTTTATGCTACTTTTGCTGCTAACTTATTTGCGGTAACTGCTGCGTTTACTGCACTTAAAGAAGCTGCTAATACAGAAAATATGGTTAAAGGCTTAGATCAACTAAGTGCATCTGGCGGACAAAGCCTAGGCAGTTTATCTAAGCAAATAGCAGCTACTACTGGTGGTGCTTTATCACTACGCGATGCTATGACAGCAGTTGCACAAGCTAGTAGTGCTGGTTTAGGTACTCAACAAATTCAAGATATTGCAGTTGTTGCTGGTAAAGCTTCACAGGCTTTAGGTATATCTATGACTGACGCGGTAAGTCGTTTAAGTCGTGGTATATCTAAAATTGAGCCTGAACTACTAGATGAACTAGGTATTTTTGTAAAAGTAGATGATGCTACTAATAAATACGCACTTAGCGTAGGTAAAACTGTAGCTTCATTAAGTGATTTTGAAAAGCGTCAGGCTTTTGCTAATGCTGTGTTAGAGCAAGGCAAACAAAAGTTTTCTGCTATTGAAGCAACTGCAAATCCCTACGATAAACTTATAGCAAGTATTACTAACTTAGCTACAGCAGGCTTAACTTTAGTAAATAAAATTTTAGACCCTATTGCAAGATTATTATCAGAATCTCCTATGGCACTAGCGGCTGTTTTTGCTTATATAGCTACAGTGCTATTAAAGCAAGCAATACCTGCGCTTGGAGAATTTAGAAAAGGCTTTCAGGATAGCGCTAAAGAAGCGTTAAAAGCTGCAGAAGCTTTTAAAAGTGGTTTTGGTGATAAGTTTCAGTCAATTTTAGAAAAACGTTTTAAAATTCCTGATTTACAGGCTGATATTGCAAAAACACAAAAACAGTTAGATTCTGTAAAAATGCCTGCAGCACTATCAAAGGCACCTTCTTTACAAAAATTAAGTACTGCTACTGACACAGATGCAGCATCCTTAAAAAATGCTAATAAAATGTTAGAGAATAGAAATGCTATTATTGAAACAGGCATGAAAGGTTCTAAAGCTGCAACAGATCAACAAATTGAAAACGCAAAAGCAGAACGTGATTATATACAAAAAACTATAAAGCTATACGAGAAAAAAATGTCCCTTAGTACTGCACAAGCGGGACTACAAGCACAAGCAGATAAACAGGGAAGATTTCATCCAGAAACTCTTGCACTAGAAAGATACGCTAAATTAAAAACCAAAGTAGATCAAGCTGAGCTAGTATCTAATGCCGCTCAAAATGCTAGCATTGTAGGTGTGCGACAGTCTTGGGCAACATTAAACCAAGAAATTGCAGAAAAAGGTTTAAAAGGACTTGATAAATTTAGTGCACAAGCTCGTGGTGGTTTAGCTGCAGTAACAGAAAGAATTAGCGGTTTTGGTGCTAAAATAGCAATGGTTGCACAAGCAGTAGGTGTTGCTATAGCTGTATATGAAATATTTAATTCTGTAGCTTCAAAAGCCGCAGTAGAACAAGAAAAATTAAATACAAAAATACAAGAAGGCGAACAAGCAGTAAAAACAGTTAATGATACTTTTAAACTATACACCGAAAAGAAAAAAGATGCTTTTAGTATACAAGGTATTGTAGCTTTTACAACTGCATTATCAGGCGTATCTAAGTCTTTTGACGAACAATTAGACGCGTTAAATGAGTTCCGTAAAGCTTCTGGCTGGTGGGATCAATTAAAAGATGATATTGCAGGTGTTTTTGGCAAATCAAATACTGATGATATTAAAAGAAATGCAGTTAGTAGCGTACAAGCAGTAATGAAATCATTAGAGTTTAGCAGTGGCGGAGATGCTGCTAAAAAAGGTATTGCTGCCATTCTTAATCTTGACCCTAAGCAGTTAGATGATATTAATGCCTTGAAAAAAGCAACAAAGGAATTAGATGAAGTAGGCTTAGGTAAACTAGCCAAAGAATTTAAAAATATTGAAGAACGAGAACAGTTTAGTACTAATGCAGCTAAAGCATTTATGGAAAGTTTAACTGCTATTGATAAAATAGTAGATCAAATTATTCAAGCTAATGCTTTTACAGATTTACAGGGAAAATTAGGTGTTGAGTTAGTTAACGCTTCAGACAAACTAGCCCAAGCATTAAATGATCCACTAAAAGCTTTAACTGATATTGCAGCAATTGGAAAATCTCCAAAAATGCTGGCAATTATAGGTAAAGAAGATTTAAGTAATCTAGCACAAGCAGATAAGTTAGTAAGAGAAATAAGTGAAGCTCAAGTAGAAGTAGCAAAAGCTAAAAGTGAGTATGAAAAAGCAAATAAAACTAGTAGTGTAATTTCTATGGTATCTATGATGGAAGGTACGCCATCTGATTTTAGTTCTCAAACAGCAGATGCAGCTACACAAGCAGCTCAGGAAGCTTACAATACTGCTGATACAAATTTAAAAAATCTTAAAAAACGTGCAGTAGAGTTGGCCAGTGACTCAGTTAATTTAGTTACAAAAATTTCTGACGAAGGCTTTAGAAGAATTCAAATTGGATTAAAAGAAGCTAAGCTACAAGCTGCTTTAACTGTAGAGTCTGCTAAGTTAGGCTATGCATCTGCAGCAGGCTTTGACACGTCTTCTCAAGAAGCAAATATTAAACGTCAAGAATTAAATATTCAAGAAAGATTGATTAACGCTTCCTATGGTGCTGAAATGGCTACTATTGAAAACACAAAAATTTTGCAAAGACTTACTGCTACGCAAGAAATACTTGCGGCACAACAACTAAGAGCAAAATCTGGTACTGAAGAAGAAAGGGCAGCAAACGCTAAATTAGCAGATAGTATGGAAGAGCCTGCCTTAAAAAGACTAAGAAGCCTTGACGCTGAAAAAGCTTTGCGTAGCAAGGACATGAGAGAAAGAGCCAGCGCTACATTAACGTATGGTGAAGATGCCGTAAAGTTAGCTCGAGCTTCAATAAAAAGTAGTAGTATTCCTGCCGAAAAAAGAGATGCTGAATTAGCAAAAACTGCTTCCCAAAAAGAAATTATTGCTTTAGACGAGTTTAATAAAAAACGTGAATATGTAAATAAAAAAATTATAGAAGCTATTGGTTTAAACAAAGAAAATTTATCTATTCAACTAGAAGAGCTTAATACTACCAGCCAACTAGGCCCATATATGAGCGATAGTTTATTAAAGCAAAAAGAAGCTTTACAGCTTGCAGTTCTAAAAGAAGATACGGATATTAAAGCTAAACAAATAGCAGACGAAAAAACTAAAATAGAAGAAATAGGCCTTAAATTTGGTGAAGAAGAATACAATAAGTTAATTGCTGCTAATACGCAGAAAACAAAAAACTTAAACCTAGATAAGGCAGCAAAAGAGTTTGCTATAGAAACTAATGCTATACGAGAAAGAGGTGCAGCAATACAAGCTAAATTAGCACAAGAATCTGGAATAGTTTTAGAAAGACAAAGACTAACTAATTCAGTAGAAGAAGCTAGTATAAGTAATAAACAAGCTGAAATAGGTTTTCAACTACAATTAGGTATTATAGATGAAAAAACAGCTAATGCTAAGAAGGCTGACTACGACTTACAGCTATTAAAAATTAGATCTTTAGAAGAAGAAGCAAGAATTAAAGCAGACATAGCTCAAAAACAAGCTGCTTTAGATACTGCTAAAAAACTGTCTGAAAAAGTAACACAAGAGTCCCCTAATAATAAAGACAAAGTGGACCAAGCTACTAAAGCACAAGTTGCTGCTCAAGCAGAATTAGATTTAGCTAATTTTGCACTAACAAAACAAACAGAAAAGAATACTATACAAAAAACCGCAATAGAACAGGCTAAAGAGTATAATGATAAATTAACAGAAGAAAAACTAATACTACAAGATATTGCTAGTTTGTCAGATAGTTTAGGCAATCTTTTTGGTGATGCTGGAAAAAATCTTGGAGACATATTAACTAAAACAAATGCTTTAGCTGTTTCTCAAGAAAAATATGATGAAAAAAGACTAAAAGCTATTGAAAAGTATGGAAAAGACAGTAAAGAAGTAAAAGATTTAGAAACAAGACACAGCATATCTCAAATAAAAGGTATAGGCGATCTAGCTAGTAGTGCTAAAAAGATGTTTGGCGAAAGAACAAATGCACATAAGTTACTTGCTGGAATTGAAAAAGCTAGCCAATTAGCAGCACTTGCAATGCAAGCACAACAACTTGCCTCATATATTGCAGGTCAGGTTGCAAAAGTTGGTGCAAGTATACCTGCTATTTACGCTAGCTTTATGGCACAGCTTGGACCATGGGGACCCCCAGCTGCAGCAGCTGCTATTGCCGCCTTTTTACGAATTGGCGGAGGCGGAGGCGGTAGTCAGTACAGCGGACCTTCTGGTGCAGATATGCAAAAGCTTGATGGTACTGGACAACGCTATGAAGGTAAACAGATTGTTGAAACTGGTTATGGTGTACTAGGTGCTTCAGATCAGCGAAGCGATACCCTAACTAAAACCCAATCACTACTAGCCGAAAACTCTGTTAAAAGCTTAGAAGTTGATAAGAGTATGCTTAAAGCTATTAATAATATGGTTATGACTATAGGCAATGCTATTACAATGATAGCGTTAGACGGTAATATAACCAAAGGCAGAAATTTTGGAACCATGGGAGGTACTAGCACTATACCAATGGGTACTGTAGACACTCTTTTAAATGCTGCTGGAGGGGCTGGAATAGGTGCTGCTATAGGTAGTCTTGTAGGTCCGCTAGGCACAATAATTGGTGGAGCAATTGGTGGTGTTGTTGGTGCTATAGGCGGAGCTTTATTTGGCGGCAGTACAAGCGTTACTGCAACCATAGAAGCAGCAGGTCTACAGTTTCAAGGTACTTTAGAAGATTTAGCTTATAACACACAATCTGCAATCAATCAATACAAAGATGTTTTAGTAACAACTAGTAAAGATGGTGGTTTACTTGGCAGCGATGAAGTTAACAGCGAACTACGTACCGAATTAAATGGTGTTGCCCAAAGAGTTTCTAGTGCTTTAGGTTTAGTATTTGATTCTATTATAGATACTAGCTATGCAGTAGGTAAAAAAGCAGGTGTAGCAAACGAAACAATACAAAAGGCAATAAAGTCAATAAAACTTGATGAAAAAATAGACTTAAAAGGCTTAAGTATTGATGACCAAAATAAGGTACTGCAAAGTTTAGCTAGCAGCACACTTACACAAGTATTTGATATAATACTACCTCAGTTTAAAAAGTTCCAAGTTGCAGGCGAAGATTTAGCTGCAACAGTGTTTAGAGTTATAGATGCTCAAGACAAAGTAAACTTAGCTTTGGACAGCGTAAGCTCAAAATTCTTTCATGTTTTAACAGTTGAGTTTACACAAGCATTAGTAGATGGTGCTGGTGGACTAAAGAACTTTGTAGATCAAGCAAACTTTTTTACTGAAAAATTTATTGCGCCTGCAGAAAACTTAAAACTAGTCCAACAACAAGTTACTAAGAGTCTAACTGATCTTGGGCACGCAAATATAACAACTAGAGATCAGTACAGAGAACTAGTACAGTCTATAAGCGCAAATCTTACTCCAGCAAATGCTGAATTATACCAAAGTTTAATGAATTTAGCTCCAGCATTTGATATAGTTGCTAGTGCAGCTGAAAAAGCTCAAAGTGACTGGGAAGCTTTCTTTAATACATTTGCAACCACTACAAAGAAAAGCGTAAAAAATACAGAATCAATAACAACAGTTTTTGATAAATTTAACCAAGAGTTACCATCAAGCAAAGAGGGTTTACTAAGTTTAGTAGAATCACTACGTACTAGTTCTCCTGATGCTGCAGCTGCAATAATTGGGTTATCTAGCGCACTTAATAGTTATTACTCTGATTTAGAGTCTTTTACTAACGCATTTTCAACAACAAGTGAAAAAACTGCCAGGGACATAGCTCTAGTAAATAAAACATTTACACATTTAAACTTGCAAGTACCAAAAACTAAAGCAGAACTACTAGATTTAGTAAGCAGACTACAAACTGCATCGCCTGAAACAGCTACAGCAATTGTATCTATATCAAGCGCACTTACTACATTCTACAACTCAGCAGACAGTTTTGAAAGTATAACCTTATCACTAAATAATAGCTTAAAAACAACTTCACAAACTTTAAAATCTCAAATAACTACGCTACAAGATTATAATAATAGCTTACTATTAGGTGAAAATACTACTCTTACTGCAACAGAGCAGTATAATGTAGCAAAAGATAATCTTGCAAATTTATTTGCAATTATTGATAAAGCTCCTACTAATGAAGAAGAAACTAAACTAAGAGCAGATGCTATAAGTAAATTAGGCGGAGCAAAAGATACCTACTTAGGACTATCTCGTCGCTTATTTGCAGATAGTGCACAGTATCAATCAGACTTTAATGATTTAAGATCAAGAATTTCTGGTTCTGTTGGAGTACTAGAAACTGAAAAATCTGTTGCAGATTTGCAGTTAAGCGAACTTCAAACAGCTAATACTTACTTAAAAGATATTAAAGATACTTCTAAGTCAACTTCTGAGTTATTAGCAGCATATGTAGCAGCAGGTGGTATAAAACTTACTGGATATGCAGTAGGTACTAGTTATGTACCACGTGATATGACTGCTGAAATTCATCAAGGCGAACGTATTATTCCTGCGGTAGACAACGTAACATTAACAAGAAGTGTTGTTAATAATTCGGCAACTACACAAGAACTAGTTAATCAAATTACTGAGCTAACTAAACAAGTAGAGGAATTAGCCGCTGTTGTAGCTAATGGCGCTATACTTAATGCTAAGGCAACGGATCGTAATACAGAAGAAATTACTAAAGTTATTACTTCTAGTAACGATAAGACTATTCAATCAAATCGCTTACAGGCTAGAGCTGCCATTAAGTAAGTATAGTAGGAAACTTTTAGTAGTTTCCTACTAATTATTTTATAAGGATAACTATGGCAAATGTAAGAATAATATATAATAACATTGCAGATATTGCAGCTATAACTTCGTATGTAAATCCAATAAGTGCTTTTTCAATTGGTAACGTACAAAATATTAAAAAAAGCAGCGTTCACAGAAGTTTAACAACGGGTTTAGTTACCTATACTTTAACTTGGTCTGCTGATCAAAAAGTAAGCGCTGTAGCACTACCTGCAACTAATTTAGTAGATGGTGCAACTATTAAAGTTGAGTTATTTACTACTATAGATGCAACTACACCAATAGCAGATAGCGGTACTGTTACTGCTGCTAAAAATAGAGCAGTAACAGTTTCTGGTGGCTACTCTGCCAGTAATTTTCCGTATATTGGGGCAACTAAAACTAGCGTATGGTTTAATACCGAGTATCTGGTTAGAAAAGTAGTTATAACAGTTAATAATGGTACTAATGGATACGTAGACTGCGCAAGAATAGTTTGTGGTACTTACTGGGAAAGTGGTAGGCAGGTTAGTAATGGTATTACTTTAGGTCTTACAGACAATAGCGTAATAACTACTAGCAGAGCTGGTGATGTATATGTAGATCGTAGATATGTAAATGAAACTATGCAATTTCAATTACAATATTTATATGATACTGATAGACGGAATTTGTTACAAATTATGCGTACTTGTGGTTCAAATGGTTTAATGTATATTTGTATTTTTCCTGATAATACAAACCCAGAAGTTACGCAAACTTATTCAATATACGGTAGAGCACAAGATAACAATATAGAGTACGCTATGTTTAATTTATATAATCGTAGTGTTACTATAAATAGTTGGTAAAAATGAAAACAGTAACCGAATTAATACAATGGCTAAATACGCCAAATCATATAAAGTGTACCCTTGTAGACATAGAAGGAGTAAGTGATAAATATGATAATAAATCTACATTTAATTTATCTAGCACAGTATACTTAAATGACAGTAATACTATATACTATCCAATAATTAGTGGAGGGCTAAGCTTTAGCGAAAGTTTAAGTGTTGACGGCTCTATAAGTGCAAGCTTTGGTAGTTTAGAAATAACAAATGATGGTGGAGCCTATGATAGCTATTTAACCTATGTGTGGAAGCGCAGACCTATAAAAGTTTATTTAGGCGATCCTAGTTGGATTAAAGCTGACTTTGTATTAATATTTGACGGGCTAATTGAAGACTTAACTTGTAACAACGAAAATACCTTAACTATATCTATATTTGATAAGTTACAAAAGCTAAATGATAATATAACTGAAACAACTTTAGCCTCAAAAACAGAGTATTCTCAAAGCACTAATAATAGTGCAAATAGCGCAATATTACCACTTTTATTTGGCGAGTGTTTTAATATAAGTCCGCTACTAGTAGATAACGGCTATAGTGGAAATACTGGTTCTGTATATATGTATCATAATGGTACAAGCAATGGTACAATAGAAGTACGTGATACTGGTATACCAACAGAAGTAAAAGAAATTACTACTAAAGGCACTTTTTCATTATATACCTATGTTAGAGGTACTGTTACTTGTAGTGCTCAAGGAAATAGTGCTGGAGGTTATACTAATACTGTACCTGAAATTATAAAAAATATTGTTAAAAATTATGTAGCAGACTACAACAAGTTTACAGATTCTGATATTTCGTTTTCAAGTTTTACAAATACTAGTAAAGTTGGTATATACATAAGAGATAGAACTAATATACTAGATGTATGTTCACAACTAGCTAAAAGCGTAAATGCTGGATTAATTTGTCCAAGCATAACAGTTAATGATAATGGCACTATAGAGCCAAGTAAACTAAGACTAGTAGAATTAAAAAATCCTACTGGTACTCCAAAGTATTATTTTACAGATGCTTCTATGGTACAAGGAACTTTAGCAATTACACAAACATTTCCTGTTAAGCCTGTTATAAAGCTAGCTTATTGTAAAAATTATACTGTACAAACCTCAGTAGCAGAAGGTTTAAACCCTGCAATAAACTTTTCAAATGAATACTTATATGTAACAAAAGAAAGTTCTACAAGTAAAACGCTTTATAAAGATACTGGTACTATAGAAGAAGAACAAACATTACTACTTGTAACTTCAGAAGCTAACACAGAAGCACAGAAAAGATTAGACTTATGGTCCAAACAAAGAGTACTAGTAACTGCAACTTATTTTCCAGAGTCAATTTTTGTACAACTAGGCGATATAGTAAACATTAGTTCTACTAGATATAACTTAAGCAATAATGGCGATGGAACACCTGGCATTGTTTACTCAATTAATAGAGACTGGTTAACTGGCATGGTAGAAATAGGAGTATTAGTATAATGGCACAAACACCTATTAATAGTATGGATATTGGGTTACAGGCATTACAACCAAGAGTAACCGCTTCTACTAGTAATTTTATTTCTTTAGCGGCTAATTCGCTAGAATTTGTTTATGGTGCTGCTAATATAGCAGCACCTTCAGTTATAAATATAAAAGCTCAACTATCGGGAGTACTACGAGGTACTGTTACTTTTGTTGTAACAGGCTTAAAAGCAGGCACAACTTTAGTTTTAGACTCCACTGATAAAAATATTCTACTACTAGACCCTGCAAGTTTTGAGGCGTACAGTGTAACTGTAACAGCTAAATTAACTTTTGGTAACATAGAGTATATATCTAGCCCAATATCTATATCTAAAAGATATACTAGTATACTAACTAGAATAACCAGGGCATATGATAGTGTAAGGTCTTTAGCAGATGGTAGCGGATACACTTTGCCTACTCGTACTAATACTCTTGAGTTATATAATGGTACTAATAAGCTAACTACTGATGTAAAATTTGGTTTCCAAGGAACTTCAGATACTAGTGTAACAGTTGATGATTTAACACTAAGCATAAACTCTAGTACAGGAGAATTAACCTTATCTGGTACTACTTGGGATAAAGATTCTACTACTTTTAACTTAACTGCAACTTTTGGTTTAAGCGTTTACTCTAGTACATATACTATTACAAAAATAAGAGACGGTAGTACTACAAAACTTTTAGATCCAGCACCTACTCCTACAGGAGTAATAATTACTCCAGGATTTAACTATGTTTTTATTGAGTGCGGAACTCCAGACTACGCTACTGGACACGGCCACGACAAAACACAAGTATATGCTCAAGAATATAATTCAGCAATTACTCCTCTAATCGGAGATACTGCTAGAACAAAGTTAGTTGCAGAGTTTAAGGGCACAGTAGGTTCATTTAATGCAAAACCTAATACTGCTTATAGAGTATGGCTAAAGTGGGTAACTGTTGACGGAGTAGCTAGTGTAAATCCTTACCCAACAGAAGTTGTAAATAACGTTCTTACTCAAGTTCTGGGTGGATATGCAGTAACTACTGGTGCTGATGCTAGTAAAGTTGTTGATGCACTAACTGGACCTGATAAACCTTTTGTTATATTAACAGAAGCGGAGGCAGCAGCCAAGTCAATTACTGATGGGGTAACCTATACTGCAGGAACTTATGCAACACAGTCATTTATTAAAACTGCTCAAATAGGTACTGCTCAAATAAAAACTGCGTCAATAACTAATGCTAAAATTGCAGATTTGGCAGTTAATAAACTAACTGCAGGTAGTTTAAAAGTTGGCACAAATATATCATCTAGTACGTATGTAGAAGGTAGCACTGGGTGGATTATAAAAGCGGATGGAACAGCACAGTTTGATGCAGCATCTATTAGAGGTACACTTAAGGCAAAGAATATAGATGGTACTGGACTCAGTATTAAAAATGCGGTAACTGGTGAGACAATACTAGACGCAGGTCTTAGCATACAAGAGCAGATTAAGCCTTATAGTCTTGGAGCAGGTACAAGTATTAATCTTGACCCTACTTGCAGTAGTATTACTGCATGGGACAAAACTTATATAAAAACTATTACAGACGGTGTAACGGGCAATAAAGTTTTATCTGATAATGCTGGAGCTGCTTTGCTTGAAGGTATAACTACCGCTAAAGCTTTTAATATTAATTACGACCCGCAAAAAAGATACCAGCTGTCCGCCTTAATTAGAAAAACTGGAACACTAGTGGGGAGCGGAGATGTGCATATTGGTTTACTTGAGTTTGATCAAACCGAACAGCCTAGATATGACTGGGGTGGGTTCTTAGGAAAAAAGATACCTGTTAGCGATTTAACTACTAGTTTTAAAAGATACTATGCCTATTTTGCTCCTGGAGACCTAAATGCAAAAACTTCAAAAATAGCTGTTCACGCAGTGTTAGGATACCCTAATACTGGAGACCCTAATACACTAGTACAAATACAAGATATTAAGCTAGAAGATATAACACTAGGTCATAGAGTACAGTATTCTGCTGTAAACACAGCAGCAGTTGATGCAAAAGACAAAGTTGATTTTACTCAAAACTACTTAGAAGGTAACATGGGTAAAAATAGTTGGGTAGTACGTAGGTATCCAACTACACCAACAGAAAATACTGTGCCTATTTATAGTCAATATACAACTATTAGCCCAGTACAAACTGTATTGTTGGAAGACACAAATGTTTTTACTGGAAGTACTTTATTTGGTAATTATAACAATTATTTTGCTAGCGCAACTACTAACGTATATTGTGAAACTGCTATTACTTGGTCAACTAAAGTAACTTCTAGTGTGCCTTATAATATATTAATTAACGGAATTTCTGTAAATTCCAGTACTACTAGTACAAGTTTAAAAGACGTAACACTTAGTTTTCCAGCTGGCTGGTCAGTACTAGAAATTGTTTGGACTAAATTAATCTCCAGCGACTCTTTTAGATTTAGTTCTGCTATAGCATCTAAATCAGAAATAACTCCAGGTCCAATAACAGAAATGTGGGCATTAGTTGGAGGAGGCATGTCCTCTATTACAACTACAGCTAGTGCTGCAACTACTGCCGTATGGGAAAACGTTAAGAGTATACCTTATGATAAAATACTTTCAAACGATGCCGCAACTACCCTAGGCTTTAACCCATCTTTTGAACAGTGGCAAGGTCAGTATCCTTTAAACTGGCAGAACTGGACTGGCAGCCCACCTACTAAAGAAGTGGCAGATACTAGATTTGGTAGCTATGGTATAAAGTTCGTAGTTACTACTGAAAATAATGTTGGTATTACTAGAACGTCTAGCTGGGCAAGCGCGCCTATGGCTGCAAATACTTTTGTAGCTGGTACTGTAGATTTAAAAATAACTGAAAAAATTAGTGGTGGATTACCTGGTATGTTAGTTAGACTATTTACTAATGGGGATTTAACTACTTATGTAGACACTAAAGTACAAGCAAATGCACTTTTTGGTGACTGGCAAAGGCTAGCATTTACGGCTAGAACAGATGTTGATGAACAAATATACGGTATTCAAGTATGTTTAATCGGTTCGTGGTACGGTTTTACTGGCGGTGCTTTTAAGGGTACAGTAATTTTTGACGGACTTACCTTTTCGTTTTTTGATAATACAATAGACAATAAAGCTATTAAAGTAAATAGTACTACAGGTGCGCTAGAAGGTACAGGTACTACAAGTACTGTAATTGTTGATAATACAAAAGTAGCAGTAGGCAGCGCAAACTTAATGCGAAAAGGTAGTAGATTTGTTGCTGGAAGTACTGACGGTTGGATTGCTGAAAATAGTAGTACAGCTTTAAGTATTAACAGTACTAATATAACTTATGGTAGTTATAATACTTTACAAATTATAGGTAATGCAAGCTCTCAAGGAGTTTACAATAATAATGTAATGCGATTAAAAGCAGATACTGAATATACAGTAAGTGCCACAGTTAAAGGTACTGCAAATATACCTAGTACTTCTAATGGTACTTTGCATGTAAGAGTTTGGACTGATCCTACGGATATTGCTGCTGGTAATATTTATAAGGCAACTATTCTAAACTATGATACAGCTGTAACTACTTCGTGGAAAACTATATACCAAACATTTAAAACACCTGCTAGCAGCAATCCAGTGTACTGTAGATTTTATTTTTATCCTATAAGAAGTACACAAATAAATGCTTTGTTTATTAAACTAGAGCAAGGCAATAAAGTAACAGACTGGATTCCATCTAGTGATGAAGTTGGCGAAACAATTGAAGAAATTCCTGTACTTAATACTAAATTTACTAAAACTGTAAAAAATAATGAAGCTAACATATTAGCAGCAGCAGATGGTTTTACTATACAAACTCCTAATTATGGTTCCGGAACTGGATTGCTTTTAAATGCTGGAGGTATTATTGGTAAAAAAGGTGGTAACACAACTTTTGCTATTGATGCCACCACAGGCGAAGCTACTTTTAGAGGAACTATAACTGCTAGTTTATTACAAGATGCGGCAAATGGTAACTTTATTATAGATTTAACTAATAAGTTCATTTCTATATCAATATAGCAGTAAAGCAGGATAAAAAATTTTTATCTTGCTTTATACCTATACAAATGGTATAATCAATAATAAAAATAAGGGCATATAAAAATGGCAACATTTAAAGATTACTACGATCAGGCTGTAATAAATAAACCGCCAACACTACTACTAGCCGAAGATGCGTCTGTATCCGTAGATATTGCTACTAGTGAGCAACTTAATTTATTTTTAAATAAAGCAGCAGCAGTTGATAGTAATGTAAGCGTAACTGCTGCTAACGTAGCTTTAACTTATGCTAATTTAGTAAAAAGTAATCAAGCTCTAGCAGATGCAACTACTCAAGCAAGCTCAGCTATTGCTGCAAAAACTAGTGCCGAAACTGCGCGAGATGCAGCAGTACTATCCTCAGGTATTTATGCAACAATATCAGATGGTTTAGCAGCTACTACTAATGGTAAATATTTTAGTGTACCGTCTACTGTTAACACAGAGTATTTAATTTTATACAAAAACACTAGCGGTTCTGCTGTAGAAGTGCAAAGGTATCCAAGTGTAGCTGCTATTGAATATACTGTAGAAAATACATTACACGTAAAAGAGAATGGTTCTGATAATAATGATGGAAAATCTTGGAAAACAGCTTTACGTACAATTGAAAAAGCGTTACAGCTAGCTACTGTAGCTGACAAACCCACACTAATTGAATGGGCTGCTCAAAGCATAGTATATACTCGAGGGCATTTAGATATGCCAGATAATTGCGTCGTTAAAGCTACACATCGTACCGTGTTTGTGCGTCCTGAGCGAGGCTATGAACAACGCAACGTATTTCGCATGGGTAGTGGTTGTTTTATTGAAGGTGTCATGTTTGAAGGCTGGCAAGTAGACGACTTTGATGATCCTACCGAAGGGTTTGCAGTTAGTTTTAGACCTGGTGCAGTAATTACACGTGTGCCTTATGCACATAAAATAGCTGTGCGTGCACTACCTGCAGGTAATGGTTATACAGCAGCTGAAAATACATGGACAAAAATAGCTCCACCATTGGATGCTGTTAATGGTAATCCATTAGTTCCGCGCGCTGGTGGTGTTTGTTTAGCTGATGGCGCTATAATTTCACAATACAGTATATTTCCTAACATAATGACTTGGGGAGCTACACCTGTTCTTCCAAATGGTATAGGTTATTGTGCTAAAAATGGTGCACTAATTAATGCTATTAATGCTGTTTCAATTTGGCCCCATAAGCATTTTATGGCTATAAAAGGTGGACAACTTATTCTTTCGGGTTGCTCTACTCAATTTGGTGATTATACCTTAGTAGCTGATGGTGTAAGAAATTTAATTTCTCCACAAAAAAGTAAATCTCCTATATCTGGAATAGATACATACTATAAGTTATTAACACAAAATGCTGATACAGTAGTAAGTAATTTATTAACAGAACTTAGTAATTTAGGTTATACAGATAACTATAACTCTACTTTAGTACAAAAAACTGAAAATGATACTAGGCTGTTATTACAATGTTTAGCTTGGTCTCTACAATCTGGTAATGAACAACCTATGCTTGATTTTGCAAAAGGTATGTTTGATGTTAAAAGTGCGCCAATATATTTAAGGCCTGCTAAAGTTGAACCAAATTTAGGTTTTATACCACAAACAGCAGCAACAGCAGATATTCAACTTTCTATTGATACGATAGCAAATAATACTTGGACTAATTTATATGCAAGTGGTTATGTATCTGATTGGTCAGACGAGGATCAAGCATTTACAAAAAGAGACACCAAAACTTTATTAACTGCTCTTGAGTCTTCTTTAACACAAGGAAACCAAACTCCGTTAGTTGATTTTGTTAAAAATTTATATGATTCTGACGGTAATATGGTTATTTCAGAATCAAAATTAAGTGCTACAATTTACGCGTTTAATTATATAAGAAATTCTGTTATGGCCTTAGCAAATGTAAGTGCCGAAGCAGATTTAATTATTCAACAACTGTTTGATTCATTAGTAACGTCTATAATAAAAGTAAAGCCTGCTAGCTCTACTGTAAAAGTAACTACTCAAACTACTATAGCTAGCGCAATAACTAGTTCAAAAAGTACAATGATTGATACGATGTGGACATATCTATACAATCAAGGTTGGACAGGAAGCGTAGATACAATATTAATACCTTCAGACGAAGCAAAAACTAGAAGAGATGCAGGAACTTTACTTCAAGCTTTAACAAATTGTCTTCAGTACGGCAATGAGCAGTATATGAAAGACTTTGCTGCAGCACTATTTAAATCAAATGGTACTACAGTATTTTCTAGCACTAAATTACCTGTAGTTATAGCATCTTTTAATAAGTTAAGAGATTTAGTTTTAGCACTACCAAGCGTTTCTGCAGCTAATGCTACTTCAATGATTACAGCATTATTTGCTGCATTAAGCTCAACAATTAACACTCCAAATATTACTAATTCAGTTGTACTAACAATACAAAAAAATGCCGCAGATCAAATAAACGCTAATAAAGCTGTAGTATCTGCAGGAACAAAAACAATAGTAAATGGTGTAACTACAACTACTGGTGGAGTTTGGAATGCACTATTAAATAGCGGTTACGTTAGTACTTGGTCAGAGTTAGACAAAGCCTATACTGAAAGAGATACTATTACACTACTAACAGCTATATCACAAACATTACGTAATGCAAGTGAATTACCTCTTACTACTTTTATTAAGGGGATGTATTATCCAAATGGTACTTGTGTAATAGGAGAAGATAAATTAAGTGCAACAATTTATTCGTTTAATTATATAAGAAATACTATAATTAGTTTATCTAATGTAAACGACGAAGCAGATAGAATTATTAAGGCTGCATTTGAAGCATTAATAACTTCACTTATAAAAGTTAGGCCGACTAAATCAACAGTTGCAGCTTCAAAACAATCCAACTTAGCAAGCACAATTTCTTCTTTTAGAACAGATATTGTTAACACTACATGGACTTCCTTAGGTACTGCTGGGTATGTAAATAATACTACTGGGCCTTTAGTAAGTGCTGATGAAGCAAAAACTAAAAGAGATACCCAGACTTTAATAACTGCTATTATTAATACACTAGAATCTGGTGATGAGCAGTATATGCTTGATTTTGCTACTTTGTTTTTTAACTCGTCAGGACAATTAGTATTTTCTGACGCAAAAATACCTGCTGTTAAATTTTCTTTTAACAAAATAAGAGATTATATAACAGCGTTACCTGGAAATACTACTACAACTACTTCTTTAATAAATGCTTTATTTACTGCTTTAAATACTACAATATCTCCTGCTGCAATTAAATCAGAAGTATCAGTTTCTGCTTATACCTCAGCCGCTTCTACTATTACTACCAATAAAACTACAATAATTAATAATATGTGGACTGCTGTTGCTGCAAAGTATACTGGTACTAGTTTAACAGTTGCAGATGAAACACCGTTTAAAACTAATGCAAATACAGTACTAACCGCACTAATAAATACTTTACAAAATGGTAGCGAACAATATATGCTTGATATGGCTGTTAGCTTTTACACTTCTCCAGGTAGATTAACTATTACTACCCCCAAGATAGAAGCTTTTATTTATAGTTTAGATTTACTAGAAAAAGCCGTTATAGCCTTGGCTAGTATTAGTAGTTCTAGCCCAACTGTTGCATTAATTAAATCTTTATTTAAAGCCTTAAGGTTAACTATTAATCCTTATAAACCTATAGACCCATTCTTATTTTCTTTTAAATTTATAAGAAATAGAGTAAATCAATTTATAGATGCTCAAACTTCTACTACTACTACGCAAAACGCAGTAACAACACTTATAGACACTCTTATAACTAACGTTACAAATCCAGTAATTATAAATGAACCTAGTAGAATTACAGCTATTGGTCATACATGGACTGCGGTTATGTCTGGAGTAGCACTAACAAAGATACCTCCAGCTAATAATACTGCTACTATACAAGACTCAATTTTTGAAACTAATAACGGCGTTGTTATTGCTTCAGGTCAAGATGATCAAGGTAATGCTTTATTTGTGGGAGGTCTTCAAATTAACGCAGATACTGGTGAATTAGGCGGAGCGCCATTTGATCAGGCAGTTCGCAGAGTCGCAACAAAAACATCAATATCTAGGAGTTTCTAGTGGCAAGAATTTATTGTAAAACACCTTCTACAGGTAAGTTTATAAATTATTATAATAATAATGTAGCATCAAACACATGGGTAACTATAGCCGAAGCACCTGATTTTTCAGTGCCAGACGCTAGAAAATTATATATAGATAGAGACCCTACTAATACCGCTGGTCGCGGTATTAGGCCTGGCGAAATATTTTTTATGACACCTATTTTTGTAAGAAATATTACTCCAGCTACCGACGGGGTTTTATGTACTATTGAGGTAAGAATAGTACCTGAAGGAACTTACGCAGATGCAGCAGCAGAAACAGCTGCTGCAATTCAGTGTCCTGGTTTAATGACAATACCTGCAACTGATACTGCTATGATACCAGTTCAAGGTAGGAGTTTATTTAAAAGAGATTACTTAGCTACTAAAGGTGATAGAATACAGATAAGAGCATCTTCTGACACTGTTACTGATACTACTACTAAACTTATACAACTATGGGCTACTGGCGAAGAAAAAGCGTCGTCCGAACACATATACGAGACCTAATATACTATGAGTACTTTAAGTAATACAAAATTATTGTCAGGTAAAACTGTTAGTTTTGGCAATTCTGTAGATATATTTAAAGCTGATACTGGCGGTATTTTATATGACCCTAAGTTTTACGAAGGGTCATTTACCTACTTTAACGGTGAAATGTACTATTCAAATGGAGAAGACTGGGTAACTACTGACCCTCCTGTAGTTCGTACGCCAAGTGCTCTAACTCCTACTACTGCAATACATAACAGACAACTAAGATTAAGTCCTTTTTCTACTACTGATGTACTTAATCCTGCAAAACAAGTATCTGTAATATTTGAGATTAGTTTAAAAAAGGATATGTCTAATCCATGGGTTCTTACTGCTGTTTCAGACGTTGCTAACACCTATAACTTACCTACAGAATTATATATTGGAACTACGCTGCTTTCTCCTGGAACAAAATACTACTGGAGAGGTAAATATGTTGCAACCTATTTAGGCGGTCAAATTGAATCTGGCTACTCAAAGCCCAGAGATCAAGTATTCCCTGAACTTATAGATAAACCAAGTATAGTTACAACCGCAGATGCTGTAGTTGATACACTTATAGTATCAGCATTTAGTTCGCCTTTTACAACTTCAGCAAATAGTACTACAATTTCAGGCAGTGTTAAAAATTCGCTTGGCTATCTTGGAGTTATAACTTGGGTATCTACTGAATGGGAAGCCTATACTACAAATGATCTTAGTGTGCTAACAATACCTGGTAGCACTGATTTTAAATCTGAGTTTAGAGTGTTTGATCCATACATAGACATTATACAAGATAATACTATTAGTGCTATAACAGCTCCTACAAAAATCCCAAACGGGGATACTTACTACTGGAGAGCTAGACATAATGGTAACGATGCAGGCACAGCTGGTTCGCCTGGAAAAGGCTATGTAAATGGACCTTGGACTGCGCTGCAAAAAAATATTCAAGTTGATAAAATAGTTACACCTAAAACAGTACCAGATCCATGGCTGCCGTCTCAGCTATTAACACAACTAGTAATTAGTCAGTATAAAAGTGCGGAAGACCCAGAAGTACCAGTTCAAGATACTATTTGGGAAATATTTACTAGTGTAAACACTAGCGGTAATCCTAGGTACACAGTTAATGCGGCTGGAACTAGGATTTTAGAAACTCAAACACTAAGACAAATTTCTGCCTTTGGCGAGCCAGCTCTACCAGTTGAAACTCCGTTTTTCTGGAGAGCTAAATACGTTAATCAAAATAACGCAAGCTCAGAATATACTAGTAGAATTCCGTTATCTTTTTTAATTCCTAACTTTATTAATACGCCCTCACTAGTAACCCCTAATAACTCAAAAGTTACTAGACTGCAAATATCTGATTACATTACCTTATACGGAAAAACGTATACTAGAACGGAGTGGGAATTTTATAGGATGGGTAGTGAGGGGCAACAGCTTACAGAAACCAATGGAAGAGCTTTTCAGGAACTTACTACTACAGATATAGATATTAAAAATACTACTAGTAATTTGTTAGGATTACCAAAATTAGTAGCAGGCACTACTTACTTATGGAGAGCTAGATACGTAGGCGTTACATTTGGTACTACAACTCCTGTATTTAATAGTGATTGGAGTGCTTTTGGTAGATTTATACAAGATTATAATTTAGAAAAACCTGGTATTACTCCGCTTGTAAATAGCACTACATACGAAGGTCCTACAGTTACTTTTACAGCCTCAACGTTTGCGTTTAAATCTGGAGGTTTGGTAGAAAGCCCCGTTACTAGTACGTGGATTTTAGAAAAACAAAATCCATTACTACTTACGCAGTGGAACGAAGTAGACAGTAGAATATATAATTATGTAACTGGTGATACTTTAGATAAATTTCAATCTTGGACTTCTCAGAAGGCTGAAGAAAACAGTTCTTTTAGAGTAACCGTAAAATATAAGGGTACAGTTACAGAATCAGAAAGCAGTGATTTTTATTATTTTAAAACTGCACTAGAATATAAAAATGTAATACCAAACCCAGATAGGTATAATATAGAAACTGGCGTTAATAGCCTAACTATTGGTGAATTTTATAAGGGCGGCTACTATTCTAGCGATATGTGGGGTTATGTCTGTGAAACTGTTCCTAAAGTAATTAGTATTCCTACTAACGTACGGTCTACTACGGCAGGATATTTAAATAATATTTACATAGGTTTAAGTCCAAGCGTTAGTTTTAGCGCAAGAAGACAGCAAGTAATGGATCGTGCAAACAAGGATTTTCAATTTACATTTGAGCTTGCAGACGATTTAGGTGCTCGTTACTATCAGGATGTACAAGGCCCTTTATTTTATCTAGGTCAAGTAGTAGACATTAGAAATAAAGCCAATCCTTATCAAAAAATGCAAGGACATATAGTAAGAGCCTATGGTAACACAATAACAGTTGGTGTTTATCAAAGCGAAATTACTGGCGGAGTTAGCGATACGGTTACTTGGTGCATAATGGCTAAACACAGAATACTTGTTGGAGATATAGCTACATCAATTCTAACTTCAGCTGCTGATGCTTACTTTGAGGGAGCGTTGTACAACTCAAAAACGGATCCAGCTCCAGCTATTCCTTATGAAGCGTTTAGTTTTACTGAAGGGCAACGAGCTACAAAAGCTTATTACGATACATTTGCTTTTAGTCTTCCTGCTAAAGATCCAGCTGCTGCAACTTCTGCATTTCATTTAATTAAGCAATTCAATGGTAATTCTACTGTTAACAAAGGCTATACTGACTGGTACATGCCTAGTAGAGATGAGTTAACTTTAGTAAGTTATTACTACGTAGGTAATTTTAATTCTACTTTATTTACTAGCTCGACTACATCATATAAAAGAGGCGGAAATTTAGGAGCTTTGTCTAATCTTACTTATTCAATGTATGGTGCTTTTCCTTATACAAGTAATGATTTAATGGGAACCTGCAGAAACTCTGTTACACCACTAAACGAGTTTAATCTTGATAAATTGAGCTCCGCGCAAGAGGCACAATATAGATTAAGTAATTTACCTCCAAACCCTGTGGGAACTATAACTCCTACTAGTCAAAAATTTTATACTGCAATCGCATATAGTCACTACAGTTGTACTACGTACCAAAAAGGTGATGGAGTTGTAACTTATAATAGTAGGCTTACAAGTAAAACCCAGTATCTTGCAAATCCAATAAAACCTCAGCCACATGATCCTGTATTTTCTGGATATGATTATTATCAAGAAATAAAACTTGGTGGCACTGCTACTATAGGTACTTGGTTTACAGATGATGCTACTGCTGGTGCCGCTCTTTTTAGACTAATAAGAAGGGAAATTTACTAATATGAAGTATATAGTATTTACTTATATAGATAAAAAAACTAGAATAAGTGCACTAAAAGAACCTTCTATAAATGAGTTAGTTTTTCCTGATATTGAAGGAATTCATGTAGAGTGGCAAGAATCTTTAACAATAGGTATACCTTATTTATTTGGTACTTGTGCAGACTCTGCAGATACAAATGTAGAAGGGTTTTTAAAAGAAATTTCAGAAGAAGAGTGGAATATACTTAAACAAAAACATATACTTAATACTTTTAATTGTACTAAAGTAGTTAGTAATAGTAATTTTCGTTTAACATTGCTAAAAAATAATTTATTAGATACTTGGCAAGAAACCGTTAAAACATTGTCAAAAGAAATACAAATTTATTGGGAATATAGTGTAGACGTAGATAGAACTAGTCCTCTTATACAGCAAGTAGCACAACTACTAAATTTATTTGAAATAGACCCAGAAACTGAGTACAGTAAAATTGATATGTTATTTAATGAAAGCACAACATGAATAGTGAACTATGGAACGCAACACGAGACTTACATCATGCTTGTGAACAACATCCTGTTGGAGGTGTAATGGCAATAGGTAAACCCCCTGCTATATGGTATAGAGCTTGGCTACAAGTTTTATTGCAACTACATGAAGTTGTAGATCAACATTTACCAAGCACAGTACATCGTGTTCAGCGTATTAAAACAGATATTGCTACACTTAATATTGAAGTAACTTCAATTAAAGCAGCTGAAAATTACGCAAATACACTAACTAACTCAACAGCAATAGTTGGTGCGGCGTACGTGCTAACAGGAGCTCACTTAATGGGCGGTGAAATTATGCGCAGGCGACTAGAAGGTTTTCCTACTGAACACCTATCTTGGGATAGTCGCCCTGAAGCACTTAAATGTTTAACTCAACTGCGAGAATCTCCTGGAGTTATTCAACCAGCAAGAGATTGTTTTAAAGCTTTATTAGATTCAATGGATGAAATTCTTGAAACATATCCTCAATAAGTTATGCTTACAACAATTTTTTTATGATTTACTTATAGGTTTAGCACTAGTAGGCGGCTGTTATTTAGAACATAAAAATTTTAAAGATAATAAAGAAATAGAACCAAAATACAATGGTTAAATAAAAAATAATACCAGCTTTAGGGCTGGTATTTTTTTATGTTGACATACCTTAGCTTAAATGGTATAATAATACCAAAATAATGGGTAAATTAATTATAATTATTTATTTTAATAATTGTGCAAAAATACATATGGACTATAATTTTTGCTTATATTCATTTTTAAAGGAATTAAAATGGGTCCAAATGAAACATCTATACTTACACAGTATCTAGGAGAGTTTGTTGCTTGCACTATAGCATTAGTATTTTTAAGCAAAAAACTATTTACTAATTGGAAGGCTAATACTGCTGAGAGCTCTATTATTACCCTAATGCACAATGAATTAGAGCGCATGTCTCAACAAAATACATCTTTAAGTCTAGAACTTGGTAGGCTGCAACAAGAAGTAATAAAATTAAATAATCAATTACAAAAATTAACTGTTGAAAACCAACGTTTACAACAAGAAGTAATAGTACTAACAAGAGAAGTTACTAGGCTTCAAGTTATACTGCACAAAGGAGAGCCAAATGGTAGCACCAATTAAATTAAACATAAAAGTATATCAAGGCAGCACTTTTAGTAAAGTACTTAGATGGGAATCTAGTACTAAAAAATATATACCAATTACTGCTATTAGTAAAACAGCACCTATGGTAGTAACCGCGCCAGCTCACGGGGTGCCCGTAGGTTGGCGCACAAAGCTAACAAATATTGGCGGCATGAAAGAAGTTGCTAATTTTGACTATATTAGCAATACAGCAACAACTGCAGATACTCTAACTTTTAATGCTATAAATAGTGCAACTTATAGCAACTATACTAGCGGAGGTATCTTAGAGTATAACCAACCAATTGATTTAGTTGGTATAACTGGACGTATGCAAATTCGTGAAAAACTTACTTCACCTACCGTTTTGCTAGAGTTAACAACTGAGAATGGTTTAATTCAAATAGATAATACTTTAAAAACAATAGTTTTTAGTATTCCTGCAAGCGTAACACAAACACTAACATTTAAACAAGCTGTGTATAGTTTAGAGTTAGTAAAAGGTACTACTGTTGTACCTTTTGCTGGCGGAACTGTTTCCTTAGTACCAGAAGTTACAAGATAAAGGAATACTATGGACAGTATTGTACAAATAAATGACGAAACAGTTGTTATAGACAATGAAGGAACGCCTACAGTAGTTGTAACATCTGTAGGCGAAATAGTTGTTATAGACAATGAAGTAACGTCTACAGTAGTTGTAACATCTGATTTTGGCCCTCAAGGTATTCAAGGTCCACAAGGTATACCTGGTACTCCTTATGCTTCCGCTGCAGCTCAATTAGCAACAGAAACTGCTAGAGATGCTGCTCAAGCTGCAGCTGCTACAGCTACTAATGCAGTTACGTCTGCTAATACTGCTGCTGCATCTGCTCTAGTTTCTGCAAATACTGCTGCTAGTAAAAATGATTTAGCAGCAGCGTATGCTGCAAGCGCACTGCAGTCAAAAAACTCAGCAAATATTTCAGAAATTAATGCTGCTGCTGCAGCAACTACTGCTACTAATAAAGCTACTCAAGTTGATACTGCATTAAATACTGCCTTAGTTTACAACACAAATATGGCTACGGCTGTAACTAATGCTCAAAATAGTGCTCAAACTGCAACTACTAAAGCCACCGAAGCTTCCAATAATGCAGCACAAGTAGCAACAACGTATACAAACATTAATACACTCTTAGGAAATTTTGATGCTACTTTTGTTGGTTCTTACGCCACAGACCCAACAAAAGACAAAAATAACAATACTTTAAAAGTTGGTGCACTATACTATAATACTGTTATTGGTGATTTAAAGTTTTACAACGGTGTAAATTGGGAGACTCCTAACTTAAGCGTTGCTGCATCAGCTGCCGCATCTGAAGCTAGTGCCGCGGCAGCTAACACTTCTGCAAACGCTGCGCGAGAGTCTGCTACTAGTGCTGCTGCAAGCGCTACAGCTGCCGCAGCTTCTGCTAGTAGCGTAGCTACTACTGCTACTACAGCAGTAGCTGCAATTACAAGTGCTGAAACTGATGCTCTAGGTGCAGTTGAAGAAGCAGTCGAAACAGTAACTAATATTGCAGAAGCAGTAGAAGAGTACCAAAATACTGTAGTTAGTAAAACTAATCTAGTACTAAGTAACTCTATTCAAGTAGCCGCAGCATTAGCTAGTGTTAACACAAGTAAAGCAACAATTGAAACAGGGCTTGGTCAGCTAGAAACTAGTATAATAACAATTAATGCAAATCTTGCTTTAAGTACTGAAAATAAAAATAATTCAGCTATATCTGCAACAGCTGCTGCTGGGTCAGCAACAGCAGCAGCTGCTTCTGCAACAGCTGCCGCAGGATCAGTTTCAAGTGTTGCAAGCTATGCTAGTTCAGCAGACAGTGCCGCAGGAAGAGCAGCAACTTCGGCTACATCCGCTGCCTCTTCGGCAAGCTCAGCTGCGTCTGCAATTACTACAGCTAATGCTTCCGCAAGTAATGCTGCAGCTTCAGCTACTGCAGCTAGCAGTTCTGCTACTGCTGCTAGTAGTTCAGCTACTGCAGCCGCCGCAAGTGCTATAACAGCACAAAGAGTTATTTGGAGAAGTGGTTCAGGAGCACCCAGCAATACACTAGGCGTTAACGACGACTTTTATTTAGATACTGCAAATGGCGATGTGTATCGTAAAACTAGCGGATCTTATACAATAGTATTTAATATTAAAGGAGCTGCTGGTGCTGGTATTACAAATATTCAAAGAACTAGTGGCACTGGTTTAGCAGGTTCACTAGATACTTATACCGTAACTTATGCTAGTGGTGCAACTGCTACTTTTACTGTTCAAAATGGAATAAATGGAGCAAATGGAACTAACGGAGTAAATGGAACTAACGGTCGTAGTGTTAGTTCTATAAGCAGAACAAGCGGCACAGGTGCTGCAGGTACAACAGATACTTATACTATTACTTATAGTGATGCAACTACTTCTACTTATACAGTAACAAATGGAGCAAACGGAGCAGACGGAGTAAATGGAACTAACGGTCGTAGTGTTAGTTCTATAAGCAGAACAAGCGGTAATGGTGCAGCAGGTACAACAGATACTTATACTATTACTTATAGTGATGCAACTACTTCTACTTATACAGTAACAAATGGTGGTTTAGTAGACTTAGCAAGCCCTGGTCCAATTGGTAGCACAAATCCTGCTGCTGGTTCATTTACTACTTTAAGCGCATCAACTGCTATTGCACTAAGCTCTGGCGGTACTGGCAAAACAACAGCGCCAGCAGCACAAGCAAATCTTTTAGGTTATACTAGTACTGTAGGTACTGGTCAAGTTACTTTTGGTTATGGTAGTAGTAGTATTTTACCATATTATGCCGAAGTTTTATTTAATACTCAAGCCTCTATTCCTTTTCCAGTTGGAACGTATGTTATTGTAGCAGGTAATAACAATAGTACTGGGTGGAATGGTTTATGGCTTGTAAGTAGTGCTGGAACATCATATATTAGATGGCTTACACCTAGCGGACAGCTTAGTATGACAGGTCTAACTAATGGTTATGTTGTTGCAGCAACTTTTCTTACTAATACAAGTAGCTTTTATCAAACCAATACTGGTACAGGGGCTGGATTTGTATTACCAGATACTTCAACTTTGCAAACAGGCTGGTCTTTTAGAATAAATAATGCTTCTACTACAGACCCTACTTATGTTTGTACATCAACAGGTGCAATAGTAGCTTCTATACCTGCTAATTCAGCGTCTTATTTTACTTGTGTAAGTGTATCAGATAATACTGCTGCTGCTTGGAGAGCTGGTTTAACAGAATTTAACCTTACTGGAATAACAGGTAGTGGTAATATGGTACTTAGTACCAGCCCAACACTAACAAGCCCTGTTATTAAAAGTGGTTCAATATTTAATGGTGCTACTTCTGGTACAATTACTGTTATTGCTACTGCAGTTGCAGGTACAAGAACATTAACTTTACCAGCTGCAACTGATACTTTAGTTGGTAAAGCAACCACCGATACGCTTACAAATAAAACTCTTAACGCTGCTGTTCTTACAGGCACGCTTACTGCTAATAGCAGTGTAGGTACTAGCGGACAATTTTTACAGTCTACTGCTACGGGTGTTCAGTGGGCTACTATTTCTGTTACAAACGGTACAAACGGTACAAACGGTACAAACGGTACAAATGGCCGTGGTATTACATCAATAGCCAAAACTGGTACTGCAGGTTCAATAGATACTTATACTATTACTTATAGTGATGCAACTACTTCTACTTATACAGTAACAAATGGTGCTGCAGGTACAAACGGTACAAACGGTACAAACGGAGCAGACGGTACAAACGGTACAGATGGCCGTGGTATTACATCAATAAGCAGAACAAGCGGTAATGGTGCAGCAGGTACAACAGATACTTATACTATTACTTATAGTGATGCAACTACTTCTACTTATACAGTAACAAATGGTGCTAATGGTACAGGTGGTGGCGGTGCTGGTGCAGGTGTTGCCACTGGTGGAACACAAGGTCAAGTTTTAGTAAAATCTAGCAGCACAGACTATGAAACTGCTTGGTCAAGTTTAAAAACAATTAATGGTACTAGTATAGCTGGCACTGGTGATATAACAATTACTAGCGGAGTTACTACTGGCAAGGCTATTGCAATGGCCATAGTATTTGGATAAGGAATAAAAATGGCAAACCCTAATATAGTAAACGTAGCAAATATTTATGGCAAAACAGCAGGTTTGGTGATTACCACGACCAACAGTGCTATTGTTTCCAATACCACAGGCTCAGGCAAAATTTTAAAAATTAACTCGCTAATTGTTGCAAACGTAAACGGAACAGCTAGTGCTGATGTTACAGTCGACGTATTTAAAGCTCAAACTACTAGTTATCGTGTAGCATATACTATAGCTGTACCAGCTGACGCTACCTTAGTTGTGCTATCAAAAGACAGTAGTATATACTTGGAGGAAAACGATTCCTTAAGAATACAAGCAAGCGCTAACTCTTATTTAGAAGCTGTTTGCAGTTACGAGGAAATTAGCTAATGACATTTAACTACACATATTATGATAGTAAAGTGGGAAGCGCTGCTAATAATTTAAGTGGTGTTATTGGATTAAGCTCGCCAAAACCTCCGCCAATCGATGTAATTACGGCTATTACTAATACTAGTGCAACAGCATTTGCCTATCTGCCTATACCAGGTGGCTCAAGAACATTTTTAAACTATATAAGCAGTTTTGGAGTATATGGCTATTCCAGCAATAACGGAGAGGAACCTTGGAACAGCAGTTTTAGCGGATCACTAAATTTTACAGCACAACCAATTACCACTAATAATTATTTTTCTCAGGCTGGCAGTGTGCGCTTTATTCAGGGTGACGGAACAGTGGACGCACTTGATTGGACCGTAATACACTTTGCTGGTGGTGGTGGAGATATGGATGGTAGTGCTGGTGGCGGTGCATATTTTGGTAGTGAAAGCAGTACCAACGGGGGCAGCAATGGCAGTACAGTGACTCGTGGACGAGTATGGGGATTTACCCCTTCTTTGGGCTGGGTTCTGCTGTATGTTCTAGATCTTCCTGGCAATGGAGTATATAATCACACTAACGGTGGATGGTTTACTGCTGGAGGAACAGTTGCTGGTGATTATACTGTACTTGGTAAAAGAACTGAATATGATAATTTAAGTATTACTCATATTGGATTTTCAGTAGGGAGTGTATAATGCGTAGAAATAGTGGAATTATTAATAGTTTCTCATATACTCCTTCTTTAACACGCTCTTCTGGTGTGTTTGATAGTTTTGACGCCTATAATGCGAAAAAAAGCAATATTTGGCCAGCTACTCCAAAATATTCAAAATCTGTAACTGCTAGTAGTTACACTATGTATAACAATGGTCCTAGTATTACAATAACTAATACTAGTGACGATGTGCCTGCTGGTACTACACTATACTGGACACTAGAAACTATTAGTGCTCCCACGGTTTTATATGATTATGTTTGTGGTACCCCCTATGCCACAACGGTTTTAAGGGGAGCATTTACACAAGGTACTGGCGTAAATGGCACTGGTCAATTTTCAATATACCCAGCTACGGATAAAGAACCAAATCCTACCCTTCAACCAATTCAATTTACGGTTAGTATACGAACTGATAGCGTTACTGGGCCTATAGTTAATACCACTTCAATTATTACTATACCTACGCCTATACCTACACTAAATTTTGTACCTTATCTTAGTAGTTATACACAGTTTGACGAAACTCAGTCTGGATGGTATTTAACTCTTACTTGGGCTAATGTAGGTACCTCAAACACCGTATCAGAAAAAATCTATAGTATAGCTTACTCTGGAACTGCAACAACTCAAGATTTAATATATTATCCTACATATTTTTCAAATGGTGTAGATAATAATAACTATGATGGAATTAGTGGCTACATTTACGGTAAAAAAGACTACTTAACTGAAGGCACAGAACCTTTAACTATAACTGTAACAAGTGCACAGTATGGCTGGACACTAGGCACTGTAAACATAAATATTATAGATACTAGTACTACACCTACAACTACAATTACGCCTTCTGCAACTACAGTAGAAAAAGGTACAACTATACGTTTTGATGTTGCTATTCAAAATGCTCAAGAAACTACTATTTATTATATTATTACAGGCAGTGCTGCCAGTAAATTTAGTCCTCAAAGCGGAAACTTTCAACTAAGTGCAGGTGGTATTACCCTAACTGCACTTAATAACTTTAACTATAGTGAAGCAGAAACTACTTTTCAAGTACAATTTCGTGCGCAAAGTACTAGTGGCTACTTATACGGCACATCACAAGTTATTACTGTAACAACCCCACTACAGCCAACAGCAACTATTGTGCCTATAGCTAGCATAAATGAAGGCACAACAAATGCTTTTGTAGTAAATACCACAAACTATAGTGGAACCTTAAACTGGGTAATAAACCAATTAGCAAATACATCCAGTGTGCTATCAAATACAATGTTATTAACAGCACAATCAACAACATTAGTTGATAATGGTAGTTATAATTATAGTATGTATGGTACTGATATTTATGGAGAAGGATCTGGTGTCTATGCTACAACTACAACCTATAGTGGTCAATCAATTGGTATTTATGTTATTTCAGGGGTAGATTCACTTGTTATTACCCCCAGCAATCCTACTAATTTTGACTTTGATTCTTCAGACTGGACTTTTGAAACTTGGATAAATCCTCAGTTGGAGAGGCTGCAATGTATTTATAGTAAGGGTTACTTTAATGCTAGCCCAAATGCTGGCCCACTTACAGTAATTTTAACAGCTAGTAATGTTTTACGATTTGCTTGCTCATTAGATGGTACTAGTTCAACCTTTGATAAAACAGGAACTATTAGTGTACCTACTAATACATGGTCTCATATAGCAATAGTTAGAGAAGGCACAACGTTTAGAGGTTATGTAAATGGAGTATTAGACTCGGCTTTAACTACTACTGGTATTAGCGGTGCATTAGCATACAATTCTTCTTACCCTACTATTGGAGGTACTCCTTATGGATTATCATCGTATAATTTTTATGGTTATTTAAGAAATTTAAGAATTGTTAAAGGAGCTGCTTTATATACTAATGATTTTACTCCGCCTTCTATAGTGGCAACACTACCTATATACACAACTTCAGGTTTAGTAAAATCAGTACCTACTGTATCAGATTTTTTTACAGTTAATAGCGGTACATTAACTGTTACTAATGGTGGAAGTAGTACAATTACAGTAAAACCACGTGCAGATACATTTACTGAAGGTGCAGAAACTTTTAAATTAACAGTATCATTAACTAATAACACAGAACTAACTAGCTCAGATTTTATAGTTAATGACACCTCAACAGGTACAGCAGAACCTGTAGACTTATACAATTTTTCAACTTTTAAATTTTTAAGTGGACATAATTATGCTGCTGATATAACATACGGTGGAGGCTACGGCAATAACACGGCTACTTCTCTTGCTACATTTCTTGCCAGCATTTACAGTACTAGCAGGTATCCTTGGTTAAATAATACTAGTTACTATAATGTTACTTCTGGAATACAGCAGTGGACTGTTCCTTTTACTGGGGTATACCGATTTAAAGTAGCAGGAGCCAAAGGTGGCAATTGGGTACAGCAATCACAAGGAGGCACTGGGGGTTTGGGAGCTATTTTAAATGGTGACGTACTACTAACTCGCGGTCAAGTAGTAAACATTGTAGTAGGAAAACAAGGCGCTAATGCTGGCACCACTGGTGTTGGTGGCGGTGGCGGTGGCGGTACTTTTGTGTACACTGGCAGTGTTGGCGGCACAGGTTTAATATTTGCTGCAGGTGGTGGCGGTGGTGCGGACGACGATGGACTTACTGCTGGTCAAAGTGCTCGTGAAGATTTTTATGCTGGACTTAATAGTGCTTCTATAAGAGCTACTCCTACTGACGGACAAGGTGCTGCAAATGCTGGTGCCGGCGGCGGTAGTGGTACTGGTTGGTTTAGTGATGGTTTGGGTAGTGGAGCAGGCTTGCGTTTTAATGGCGGAGGTGCTGTAGGTGAAGGAGGTATTGGTGGTTTTGGTGGTGGTGGTGGCGATTTAGATGACGGTGGTGCTGGTGGCGGATATACTGGCGGAACAAGTAGTACTACAGCAGCTGGCGGTTGTGGTGGTTCTTATTATAATTTGCAGCTTGTTAACAACTATAGTTGGGGAGGTAGCAACACTAGTAACGGATATGTAGAAGTAACTGCAATTAGTACTGGAGCTACAGCAGTAATTACTCCAACCGCTAGTAGTATAACAGAAGGGCAAAGTGTAACCTTTAATATAGTAACTACTGGTTTTATAAGTGGTACACTTTATTATAACTTAATTGCTAATACTGGAAGTATAAGTATTAATGAATTTGGCAGCTATTATCCCAGTGTTGCTGGAAGCGTAACAATAACAGACAGCGTCGGACAAGTAACTCTTAGTTATACAAGCGATAGCTACACTGAAGGCACAGAAGCTATTAGCTTGTTAGTTTACTATAATACTGGAGGTATTAGGTACACAGTAGGTACTTCTAGTCAAGTAACAATTAGCGATACTTCTACAGGTAGTGCCCCCGTATTTAGCGTTGCTAATATAGTACAGTATAATCCTCAAGGTTTAACTGCTTATGAGCTTTCTACAGCACTATCAACAACTTTAAATTTTAGTTATCCTGCAAAAGGCTGGACACTTTTAACCAATGCTACTGCTACGGCTGATAGCTACGTTTCAATACCACTACCTTTTTCATTTAAAATTAATAATACTAATTTTACAAACGTACTGGTTAATGAAAATGCTTGGATGGTTTTTGGTACTACAGGTACTGCTCTTTCAGCTGGTTTTGTTAACTCAACAGCTGCAAGTGCTGTTCCTTACAACAAACTTGTTTGGAGCGGTGGTAATAACACTATGCAAAGACTACTATACAGAGTTGATGCTCAAAATAGATTTATACTTATTAGATACGAAGGTAATGCATCAACTTCAGGAACTGTAGGTTCTCCAGGAATAGTTGCAGAAATTAAGCTATTTAATCCACAATTTACAGGTGGAATATCTATGATAGAAATGAAGTACCAAACAAACAGAACAGTTAGTAGTACTTCTCATTCACCTTCACTTTCAAGCCCTAGCGCATATTATGCGTATTATACACATCCATATACTAATACTCAGTATAATTTAGTGTATTATGCAAACAATGCTGAAGCAACCATCTGGAGTGTTGCTGGAAGTTATGGTAGCCCTTATGCTGTAGTTATATAGGAACAATAAACAATGTTATATTCACATAACCAACAAATACCCAGTTTTTTACCAGACAGGATTAGACTTTCAACTGGTTTAACTAGAACTGATAGCAGTACTTTTACTCAAGCAGAGCTTTTGGATGCAGGGTATGTAGCGGCAGATAATCCGCCGCCATACGACCCTAATCAGCAGCACTTGGTCTGGGATAAAACAACTTGGAAATTAGTTGATTTTACCCCAGAAGAACTAGCCGCTAGGCTAGAGCTAGAGTGGAAAAGTGTGCGGTCTATTCGCAACAAACTTATACTTGATGTAGAGTGGAAAATATCTCGTGCACTAAGTCAGCAAAGAATGGGTCTACCTGTTACAGACAATATTGCCAATTTAGACACTTATATACAAGCACTACGAGACGTAACTAATCAAAGTGATCCCTATAACATTACATGGCCCACACTTGTGGAAAGTTAAATCTATGATTACACTAGAACAATTAAAACAAATTATTCCTAAAAATCCTAATGTAGAACAGTGGCATCAAGCGCTTGCGCAGTTGCTGCCTGAATACAACATTAATACTCCTGAGCGCATTGCAGCATTTATTGCACAATGTGCGCATGAAAGTGCTGAGTTTACTGCTATTCGTGAAAACCTAAACTACCGAGCCGAAAGCCTGCAAAAGGTATTTGCAAAGTATTTTACAACAACTGAACTTGCCGAACAATATGCCAAACAACCTGAAAAAATTGCTAATCGTGTATATGCTAATAGGATGGGTAACGGGCCTGAAAGTTCGGGCGACGGTTGGCGTTATTGTGGTCGCGGACTTATTCAGCTAACAGGTAAAAACAACTACCAAGCCTTTGCAGATTCGCTAGGTAGTACGCTAGAAGAAGTAGTTGAGTACTTAGCCACTTTTGAGGGAGCAGTACAATCGGCTTGTTGGTTCTGGGAAAGCAACAATCTTAATGAACTAGCAGATAGTGGCGATATTAAAGCAATGACTAAACGCATTAATGGCGGTTATATTGGTTTAGAAGATCGTCAACATCACTACGAATGTGCCAAGGAGATCTTATGTGGATCTTAGAGTGGATTCCCTACTGGATATACTGGACGTTGCTGACTTTTAGTACCCTTGCTGTTTGCTTTAGTTATAGTCAACGTTGGCGCAATTATAACTTTTTGGTTGCAGTTTTTTGCGTAGGTTGTTTAAGTTGGTTAATGAGCCAAGAATCTTGGAAAGCCGAAATAGCTAAACTTGAGCAACAAGCTGC